GACTGAGCCTGGCTTAAGTGACAACGTATCCTTTTCAAGAAAAATATTAATTGGGGAGCAAACCATGATAACTGAACAGACAACAGCCATTATAATTTTACTTTCATTAGCAATTGGTTAGCTCAATTATAGCCCCAAAAGGTAAATTATCATCAACACATAAGCAAAGGACTGACAGGTGTCGCCCCCCCACCAGCCGCCCATTCACCACAAATAAAAAGCCTTCAGGACTGAAGGCGTCTGTAACAACCGCACTGATAGTCTGCCAGACCCGCCATAACAAGCTGGGTCAGTATTAACTGGCAGCGTTCGCGTGAAAGGTAAGTATTCTGCGCAACCTCCCCGACTGTCGCCGGTTCGGTAACGCTTAATTCATTAAACACCACTCTGGCGGTTTCGGTCATATCCTGCTGTTTCAGCATGTCTTTTTCCCTTTTTCGGTTAACGTGACACACCAATAACTCTTGTCGAAAAAGCCAGCAAGCTGAAAGAACGGTATTAATAACCACCAGCGAATTTATTGCGCTGCTGTATATTACGGACACAAAAAAACCACCTTCCGGTGGCTTCCTTGTGCGAAAAAACTTGCATTTCGCCTCGCGATACAGCTTTGCGAAGCTTACAGGAATTCAAGCTGTTTCTGCGTAAAAAAGCAAGCTTTTTTTATCGAAATGAATCGTGCATAGGTACATAAAGCATGTGTTCAGCCACGGCTAACCAACCTGCAATACGTTTCTCACATGTGCTGAAACACCATTCCGGGTGAGTACGATTTAAACATTCTGCCATTTTTCTCTTACTCATTCCCCGTCCTTCGTACCTTTGCCGGAGAATATTGATTAGCCCGGGATATTCCCCAAGCACCTCACTGATAACGCGATCAATAATCAACGCCTCTGTGTCTGTACAATGTGACAACCAGCTCTTCTGCTTCCCTCTGGTCATATCCCGAAAAAATGCCTCAAGTTCCGGTTTTTCCAGCCCGGATTTCTTCATGCTGCGTAAAACCTCATTAACTGCTGTTTTCGTCAGCTTTTTCGAAACCAGTAACCGGTTAAACATATTTCCGGATTTACCCCCACCGATATACGACCACCGCCCCCACATCCGTAATTTCCCCTGGATCCAGACTGCTTCCAGCGTGTTCAGGCGTAAATGTTCGCCGCTTTTGCCTGTAATTTCCGGATATATCATATTTACGCTCACTCACTCTCAATTTTGTAAATCTTCACACCCAGCCGTCCACCAGATACTGGCTGACCGCGCACAATATTGATTTCATCAAACTGCTCGTCATCAATGAGCACTTCCGCATGCGTCAGCGCATCCAGCGGTGCTTTCAGAATGTTGTCCAGGTCACGGCGGCGCTTATCCGGTGGCTCTGCAATCACCTTTATCGCCAGCCTTCCGGACAGGCTTAATTTCAGCCGCTGCTGGCGAACAATAAGCGCCACAGCCCGGCGATAACGCTTTCCCTCCTCCGAGATAAAATATGTGCTGCCACGGCGTCGCCAGTAAGTGTTCACCGTCGGCGGGTAAGGTAAAACCAAATCTATGAGCATCAGTCACCTCTTTTACCCAAGCACGCCAGTTGCAAAGGCGTGATCAAGAAAACGAAAAATTAAATCAACCTGAGAACCATGCTTTTCTTCGAACGCCAGCGGATCCGCATGAAGCTCGTTGTGATGCTCCCGACACAGCGGTAGCGTGAAAATATCGTGAGATTTTGTCCCCATTCCCCCCTGACCATGACCAATCAGGTGATGCGGATCGTCAGCAGGCTTACCACAACACGCACACGGCTGTGTCTTCACCCAGTGCGTGTATTTCTCGTTAACCCAGCGGCGACGTTTAGGTCGTTTCATGAAAGATTCCGGAGACTCAGGATCAACGGCAATGCTGACCACCGTCTTTTCCTGTGGCGGTTTTTGCTGGTGAGCGTGAGGCAGCGGCGCAAGATTTTTTGTGCGCTGCTTCAGTATGCTGGTGGCGGTCTGCTCTCCCGGTACGATGTCGCTTTCACGGTACATTGAGCGGATTTTTTCCGCACGCAACCCCAGCGAACGACGTAATACCGCTTCCAGTAGCGCGTCCGCCACCTGATTGCGGACCGCCCACCAGGATAATTCAGCCAGAGATAATTCCCGTTCCTGTGCACCACTTATTGCGTGACGTATGACGTCAATCATCCAGGCTGTCAGATTTTGTTGAGCAAGCTGCCCGAGTGATTCGGATGTCTGGTCGCGCAGCTGGTTGTCGCAGTGCCAGCACAACACCATTGCGCCGGTACCATAACGGTGAATGACGGTTTCGCTGTGATGATAATCGCCGTGTGGCCACTGGCAGGATTTAATATGGCGCAACAGCCAGTCAGACAATGCACCAGCACCACCAGCAGCACGAATCACCCGTGCGTTACTGAAAAACGGCAGCAATGTTTTGTCTTCCACTAGCGGCTGGCGAACGGCAGGAACAACCCCGGACGGCAGATTACGCATGCTTTTCGGTTCCGGCTCCACCAGTACCCGGGTATTGTGGAATACCGGCATGGATTCACGACCCGGCTTAACGATCACCAGCCCGAGTTCCGGTACCAGAACAGGTCGAAGTAATACCCGCACGTTACCTCCAGATGCGTTGCTGGAATGTGCGGGACGGACGCGGCGGGCGTTCGGAATAAAGGAGCCTGACGTAGATTATCCAGTGACGGTAGTCGAGGCTAAGGGCTTTCTTAAACTCATACCCACGTCTGCGGTAGTTATGAATCAGCCATTCGGCCTGTTCTTCAGTGCAGGGATCGTGCTGATACCAGTCATATTTGAATGTGTGAGAACACCGCCCTTGCCTGCTGGCAGGGGCGATATCAGAATTGTGATGTTTGGTATTGTGCGCCATCGGTTTTCTCTGCTGGCGCAGCAGGTGCCAGTTGTTCAAGCTGGCGTGCGGCAATATTGTCTCTGATTTCTGTTGTCGTCAACAGGCAACGTGCTATCATCGAATGGTGTTCTATCCTACTCCGTGAGGTTTACCATGCGTACAACCCAACAATTCAGCATTACATTAACTAACGAAATGGCTGACATGGTGCGCGCCCGTGTGGCTTCCGGTGCCTATGCTTCAGAAAGCGAGGTCATTCGTGAAGGGCTTCGCGCACTGAATGAGCGCGATAAAGCAATCGAAGCGTGGTTAACGCATTCAGCCGCCCCCTCTCTTGATTCTATCCGCGAAAATCCAAACAACGGACGCTCCATTTCACAGGTTCGCGCCGCGATTCGATCCGGGAAGTAATCTGCATGACATATGAAGTCATCATTACTCCTGAGGCCGAACAACAAATAATCAACCTGCACAGGTATATAACGGAGAAAGCAGGGAACGTCATTGCTGACAATTATGCCAATGCGCTTCTTGATTATCTTGATGGGTTTTCTACATTCCCGCATCGGGGCAATAAACGCGATGATATTCGCCAGGGGATGCGGGTAACTCATTTCCGCCACAGAACGATTATTGCTTTTGCCGTTGATAGCAGAAAAGTCTTTATTGTCGGTATCTATCATGGTGGGCAAAGTTATGAAACCGATTTCTTATAAACTTTTACCCACATCATTCCGGTGTTAGAATTAACCGTCCGCCCCCTCTCTTACTGGCGGATTCGTAGGCTATATAAATCAAAGATCCCGGCTCATGTTTATGTCGGGATCTTTTTTCGGCGATTTATCCCCAGCGGCAAATCGAATACACCACCAGCGCCACCGCCATCGCAATTCCTACCGTTGTGAATGCTTCAGGCCAGGTCATCGTAAAATATCCTCCACGCTTATCAGTCCGTTCCGCTCCAGATAACTCATCGCCTTATCCGGTAATTTGCAGTCTGGCTTCGCTTTCCTCAGTTGCCAGGTTAACTGCTTTACCAGCATGGTTAACTCATCGACCAGACGCTGATATCCCACTGGTTTGTATTCATGCAATTTACCGGCTGGCTCTGCTGCCAGCGATACCAGTGCGATTTCCAGAACAGCAATATCCATCTTATATGTGCGGATGATGTCATGGTCGATTGTGCCCGGTATGCACAGTCTCTGTGTTTCAATAGTCTCCTCTGCGTGAGCTATTAACTGCTCTCTGGTAAAAGTCGTCATGCCGTAGCCCCTTCTTGATATTTTTCAAACCAGAACACAACTGGGTCAGATTTCATTTCAACCAATCCCATACGAACCAGCGCTTTGCCTTTCCCGGACGCAAGGAATTCACGACGACCATCACTGATAATTCGCCGATAATCTTCCAGACTACTGCAATGCTTGTGCAGATTGCATGGGTGGCATGCCGGAACCATGTTGGATATATCGTCACGTTCCTGGTGAAGCATATTTCCATCAAAACGAATGACCGGTTTTACATGGTCTGCATGCCACTTTTCGCCAAGTTCGCAGCCGCAATAAGCACAGCGACCGCCGAACTTCATGCGCAGCTCTGCACGTTGTTTTTTCGTCAGTGCCATATCAGCTTTCCTTATACGGATTAATTTTATTGTGCAGTGTGCTGAACGACGCCCACACCACGTCGTTATACAATTCAATAACTGGCTCAATTATTTTCACGATAAACCAGACCAGTAATAGCGGGGGTATCGGTATCATCAACACGATAAATATAATGAGAAACAAAAATTCTGTCGCTCTACTTTTTCTCGGATATTCTTTTCTGAATAATGTAGTCATTTCTTACCGCCCTTTCAGGCGGCCTCCTGATGTTTTGAGGGTGCAGAAATCCCTCCGGTTAAGGATTAAATTTTTAACTAAATTTAATTATTCAGGCGCGATAAGCTGTTCCGCACAATCCAGCAATGCTTCTGTCGCTTCCTTAAGCGTTACTGTATCGCTATCATCCAGTCCTGCAACTTTTTCGTACCTGACAAACGCCGCGCAAAGCTCGTTAAACAACCCCGCCCGTACTTCAGCCAGGAAAGCGTCGGTGGCCGGAGTTTCAGGAATCCGTCTCCTCATCCGTTCTATTGCATGATTGAACCCGAAATCTTCAGCAAGAGATACGTCATCCATATTGTCATTGTCGTCCTCAATATCCCGTGGTTCTGGAATTGCAGACTTTATTACCGCATTCTCCGCCGCCAGCGCCACAAGATTAGCTTTCAGCTCTGCAATTCGTTTGTTTTGGGCTTCCCGTTCATCCAGTAGTGCCAGCGCAACATTTGGATTAAAAGCAGCAATAAATTCAGCGTTTGCATAAGCCTGAACATCTGTTTCAACCAGGCAGTTAACATGACATTCTGCAATTACGCCACCGGGCTCTCCTTTCCATTTTTGACAAACAAAAACTCCTGTTATATTCCCATGCTGATTGCCCGATGTATGCCCTACGATGTAGCATCCTTTAGTTGCTTTCTCTGCTGCTTCACGCAGCGCCTGATAGTCAATCTCGCTCATTCATCGCCCCACTCATCACAATATGCTTCGACCGGATTTTTTCCTGCTTCATAATCATCACGCCATGCTTCAGCATCAGCAGCACTGCCACCACGTAACTCTGCATATTCCATTAACAGTTCATGCCATTCTTCAAAACTGACGCTGTATTTAGTTGAACCAAAATCAGCCATTTTGTTCTTCCTCTTCGTCTTTTATTTCGTGATATGAATAATTGCAGTAGTTAAAGAAAATATCTTTTGCTTCGTCATGTATTTCATCAGGCGTCGCATCATCATCCACTTCGAATTCATCCTCGAAATCTCCACCGGCTATTCCCGTTTCAATAATTATTTTAAACTTTCGCATTTAACTACCGCCCTTTCGGGCGGCCTCCTGACATTAATCGTTGTGGTAACTCATGGCTTCATTTGCAACATCAACCGGATCAACCTCCCACCAGCAATAATTTGGTGCGTTTCCTTCAGGTGTCCACGGTTCTAATTCATTTTTTGCCGCATTCTCATCGCCAGTAATTTTAAAAATCTGCTCAGAGAATTTTCTTGCCCACTCGTTATATTTTTCCGCATTAATGGCTTTCTGTGTATTTAACATAAATATACCTCCAGTTCAGGATTAGATTTTATTTACAGCGCTAAATTTATTTATTCAGTTCTGGATTTTGTCGCCCTGCGTATCCGCGCTTTCGCGTTACGTTCAATCTGAATTAACTTTTCTATATTTTTCCGCCTTTCCTGTTCCTCCTGGCGCAATAGCCTTACATCATCTGCCAGTCTGGTTTCTCTTTTCGCCACAGAGAGCATCCAGTCAAACGGCTCCACAACCGCACCGCAGATTTTACAGCGGACCTGGCGCTCTTTTTCGTCAACCCGAACAGAGGCGTGATGACAATATGGTCTTTCCGA